GAGTTCCAGTCGTAGGGGTGATGTCGTAAAAGAACGCCTGAGTGTCGGCTGAGAGATCACTGGACCAGATTTTCAGTTCTTTTGGGGAACCAACAATGATGTACCTGATCCCCAGTGAGGTCCGGTAGGAGTGAATGCGCCTGATCGGGTTGGTGAACTGGGTCTCAGAAAGACGGGTCCAGCCACCGATGGGCCGTAGCCTTCCTTCTGAGAAACGGACTAAATTCCCGTCATACCATCGGCCTGATACCTCATACTGGGTACCGTTCCGGTAGAATCCTGGGGGGATGTCCAGTCCTAAGAGCTTGCCCATTATTCCTGAATCCCGTCCTCATAAACGACCTTGCCGTCCTGACGGGATGCCGTCATCCACTTGTTCCGGTTTTCACCGTTGGCCTTGTAGCTCACATGAATCCAGCCGGAACGCCCGTAGTGTGGGGGTTTATCGATTTTGTCCCCCTTGACCCACATCTCAAGGATTCCTTGATCGACCTCCAGGTTTTGCTGAATCCACCTAGCTAATTCAATGTTTGAGATGGCAGGACACTCAATGTCACACGCTTCCCCAAACTGATGCTGGGACTTAGAGTCTGGGTTCCCCGTGATGATGGCATTCAGGGCTGGGACTCTCAGGCCAGAATTAATGTCAGTCCGACCATGGGTGTCCCTGATCGGTTGAAGTACCTTCTGAGCTAATGCCGTCAGGCTGACAATGACCTGATGACCGTCCTCCGTGCATTCAGGGAGGTTGGAGATCCCGTGGCGTTGGGCTGTCTGGGACTTACACGCTTCGGCAAGTGAAAAGTTCTTACTCAGCTTTAGGTTCATGAGAAGAAATCCTTGACTGATTTCAGATTATTCTCTGGCATTTCTTCGACAACGGCATCAATCATTTTGATCTGATCATCACTAAGATTGTCCGAAATCATCTTATTTACATGGTCCTTGGCAAGCGTACTTGCAGAGTCCACTATCAGATTTTGAATCACGTTTAATAACAATCCTGCAACCATGATTAAACTCCTTATTGGTTAGGTGCGGTCAACTCTACTTTTTGTTCAAAGTTTGTTGGTCCGGTTGGTTTAGTTTCTTCGGGAACATCACCGCTTCCCGACTCAAAGTAGAATTTTGAGATTCCTGCCAAAATTGGAATGAAGCTACCGATCAAAATATTCAATAAATCTTTACTACTTGATGCTAATTCTTCCCTTGCGACTAACATCATATGAACCACATAAATAAAAATTCCAAGGGTGGACAATGCAATGATAAACCTTGCCCAAAAACGTGTGACTTGTATTTTTTCACCGACAGTCATTGGGTTTTTATTACCACCGTTTTTTACTGTTGTTTTTTCGGTTATCGTTTCCACTGGGCCGACTCCTTAATTGCTTGGGTCATTTGTTCAATTGCAATCTTTACTTGAAGATGGACATCACTGCTTTTTTGCACCATTTCCAGGAGCTTATTATCATGCTCCTCATCTTTAGCCCAAAAATTTTCCCTCTCTTTACGGGCTTCAATGGACTGGAAACGGATGAACCAAAAACTGGCGATGATCACACACGCTGGGATGCCTAAGTCCATGATGATGCTTGAGATTTGACTTACTTCGGGCATCGGGGTCTCCATGTAGTTTTGAGGGTGATAGTTATAATATTGATCAGCCGGATTCGGGGGTGGAAAGTGATGGTCCATTACGCTTGAGCCACTGGGTAGTGTAAGAATCTTTCACAACCTAAAATATAGCCGTGTTTTATTTTAGGGTAGCCACTCATGCTAAGGCCATGTAAATGTAGCTTTCCCCATTATTATTCACTCCTATTCTATTGTAATCTGGAAACTTAAACCCATTAGTAAGAAATTGTATATGCCAACCATTTGGTGATGCTTCTGCATCAGATAAATTGGCTTTTATCGATTTAGTTTCTGTATGTTGATTTGCGTCAGAACCTGTTACTCCACGAAACTTGTCATACATCCACCAATCGCCTGAACCATCAGTTCTTTTGACTATTACAAATCTAGGGGAAAAACCTCCAGAGCCTGTGCTTGTCCCGTCTGATGTTGTGTATACTGTTGTTGGGGCTGATGCCCCTGAATATGTCCCAAACGCACTCACGCCTGACACGGCTTTCCATGCGTAGCAGATGTATGTAACGTCATCAGACGCAACACTGGAATTGTTGGAACTTCCAGCATTTACAGTTATCAATGTGCTTGATGGAGGTTGTATCGTTCCCCACCCAGAAGAACCATTGTTGTTTGTTTGTGAAGCAACATTTTGATCTAAATATAAATTAGGAACAGCAGTACCAGTGCTAGTGGCATTTGTCTGACCTGAATGCCATACAACCCAAGGCCTTTGATCACTTCCAGTTAGCCTTTTAATAATTATCCAATCTGGATTACCACCTAAATTGTGAGGGAAAGTAGCAGTACCACTTCCTGTGCCTTCGTATTTCGTTATGGAAAATCCACTGTTTTGATTTACTGATTGTGTAATGTTTGTAACAGCAGAACAACCAGTAGCACCATCGTTAAGTGTCCCATTTCCAACTCCATTAGTTAAAGATGCAGTTTCATTTAATCCTGCTAATATTCCACTGGGCGCACCTCCTGCCTTAAATCCCCATGCTACTATCCCCTCATTTGGGCCGTTAACTCCATGGGAGTTTCCTACTGAATATCCGTCAGCGTTAAACGATGTTAAAAATTGAGTTTCTGTATCTTCATAATAAGAAGAGTTAGGGTATATCACCTTAGTAACCCCTCTCACGGAGTCTGTCATATTGTGAGCATCACTTTGATCTCTGTTTTTACACCACACTAGGTCAGGCTGAAAACCGAATCCGTTTATATCCCTTGCTGACTCATTCCCAACATACCTCCGTGCGTTGAACAGTGTTGGCGCACCTCCAGATGCTTTGGTGATCGTGTGGGAATAGGCCTGTTTCCGGTTGGGGTCAATCTCAGCGTCGGTCCCGTCTGATGTCACCCGTGCTACCAAATTGATCGCATGAGACCCGGCATCAACCGTCAGGTCCCCCGTGATGGTTGCCGTGTTGTCCTGGGACTCTGCTTCGTTGAGGGTCAGTCCGGCTGGAAGGGCTGATGTGGTTTCAGTGTTGCCGGAAAGCGTGGCGTTGTTGAAGGTCACATAACCACTCTGGCCTGAACCGACTGATCCGGTCAGGGTGATGGTGTCGATGGTGTCGGGCTTGAAGGCTCCGTAGATTTTGGTGGGTAATCCAGAAACAAAATTGATGGAGGAATTGCTGGTTTGACCATTGGTATAAAGTGGGTCAGAAGAATCGGCTGTAACGTTATTACCACTAAATCTCCAGTTATCTAAGTAGCCATGCCAGTTACTTTTATCCCCACTACCACCAGCACCACCACCAATACTATGATAGGCATTTCCCCCAATACAAGCGTAGATTTGATCTGTAAAATTGCTTAATGCCCGGTTAGAACCAGATGATGTTTGTTCCCCTAAATATTCTCCATTTTTGTATATTTTTAAGCTCAGATTATCCCCAGACCAGTTACACACCATTAAAATGTGAAACCATGTATTTAGGGAGGGCAGATCAGTACAGTTCGTAGACTGTGTAAATGGTGTACCACCAATGAATCCCCAGTATCCAGTGCTCCCTTGCGTGTTATTGTGATAGCCAATATCGTAGCCATGAGCCGTATTATCTGTCCCTGATAAAATATCCATTCCTTTACCATCAGCCGGATAACTGCTCATGTAACACCACGTATCTAAACTCCAAACTCCAGTAGCAAAAGCGGTATCGAAATCATCACCGTCCGATATATTTAGGTTTAAAACATCCCCATTCCCATCAAAATAAACCCCTGCCGATCCAGTTTTCTTCAGGCTTGCAGGGAACGTCAGAGCAGGGGCGATTCCTTTGTGGCCTTGGCTATGGAATGAGCCTGTGGGGGTTATGTTATGTGCGGTTGTTTGATCCGATGCACCATCAGAACTATCGGTGAACTTTGCCCCATTTCCTTTTATTAAAAGAGTGGTGTTGTTGTCAGCAGTAAATGTAGTTGTTGGTTTAGTTATAGAATCACCCGCCTGACTAGATGAGCTAGTATACCTTGCGGTATCACTAAATCTAATATCTTCTAAATGACCTTTAAAATTATGTGCGTTAGAACTTGTATCATTAGTAAATATTTTTAATGTGCTTCCCTTAAATTCTCTAGAAGTGCTAAGTGTGTTAGATGCTTGAGTGTCATTAACCCATAATCTGACAACATTATTGTATTTCTCTAGTGCAATATAATCCCATCCCCCAACATTTGATGTGACTGTACCAAAAACATGATTGTCAAAACTTGACCCATCATGATTATATAAACGCCAAGTTTTATCGTTTTTATGATAAGATAAGAACCAGCCATTTTGAGAACTTGTTCTTGTGTCAAAAACAATACAATCAGTATCAGATGCAACTTGAGTTTCAGGGTATACCCAAAAATCTACAGTCCAATTGCCAGTACCTAAAGGTGTAATAGTATCTAAAGTAAGGTAGTCACCACTTCCATCTGAGTACCAATTACTGCCTCCCCAATCTGTTCTACCATTTGTTACGGTTTGGTATGCGTTAGTTGCAGTAATAGGAAACTGATTACTAGATTCATCATCAGACTGATTACTATGAATGAGTAATTTTGTATTCGTAATTGCTGTCAGTCTTGAAGTTGGGACTGAAAAATTTGAGGTGTAAACGGCTGTGCCTTTGACGATGCGGATTTCGTCTAGGTAGCCTGAATATTGATAATTAGATGCATTGCTTTGCCCTCCAAATTGTAAAGCCCTTGAAGAAGCATCAATAAGTGAGCTAAAACTACTTCCAGATGTGTATGAATATTTACCATCAATATACATAGCCATAGTTGTTGCACTTGTGTCATAAACTATAGCTATATGATGCCAAGTGTTTGTTTTTAAGTCTGCCCCACTTTGATATTGTCTGCCACTATGGCTATTGCTTCGCTTGTCCTCAAAAACTAATTTTGATTGGTATGTATATAAAGCGATATTATTATTAGTGTCGTGATATGATGACATTATGACATTTACATTAGTCACATCATCCGTCTTCATCCAGAATTCAAATGTAACGTCAGTGCTTGAAAAATCCCAATCGGCACTTGCAGGGACATTAATATAATCATTCGTCCCATCAAAAAACATCGCACTCTTTCCATCCCCAAAAGGGCTTGCTTTGATGACTGCATTTCCGCTTGCCGTGACTTTTTGCCCATCGCCACCAATATTGGAACTATCCTCAATGTCCGTTCCACCAGTCCTGTCGAAATTTAACAATAGTTTTGTGTTGGAGTCCTCACCTCCTCCTGCGACGGTCCCCCCAAATGAACCGACGCTTGCCGTATTGGAAATCGTCGCTGAATTGACTGTGGTCACGGAGGTCGGGTCGGCTGAGACCACATAGCCTGTCGCAAATAATGACTCTCCTCCACCCGTGATAAATTTGACCTTCAGGGTGTCTCCTGAACTGATACTTGAGACTCCATTGGGGTTGATCGTGAACCGGACTTCAGCTTCAGACTGGTAAGATGCGGATGTGACACAACCGTTGAGAGAATTTTGGTTATGCCCGACTACTGCATTGGATTGGGTGGTGTTAATGATCTGGACATAAGCATTATTTCCGAATACCCCTGATGACCCGAAGTTTTGTCCGGTGACCTTTAGATAAGTTGCATCATCAATATTGATTGCTTCCGACGCACTGAGCGTGGAGGAATAGCCGGAGTCTGAGTACCATGTTACCCCCTGGATTTCTGGGGTCAGTGCCACATCTCCCCAAGACGTTCCACCGGAACCATCAGAAAGGATGACCTGATTGTTGTTTCCTG